GCAGGAAAAAACAGGCAGGAATCCAGACACTCCTGAAATGGACCCAAGCACACAGAGGCGTTGGGTTGACACCACTCCGTACCATAATTCGGTACTGTTTGATGTTGATGACGACCTTGACATTAAATTGTCCCCAACGGGCGATTTTGTCACATCGTTTAAGAATGCAGTTCAGCGCAAGAAGGATGTAATAATCTTTAATGCGTTTGAGGCCGCAGTCGGTTCAGGCCGTCGGAACAGCAGCACTATCACTTGGGCAAATCAAGACGGTAATGTAAAGTACACTGGTTTGAACACTGGACGTACTATTGCCCATGACACTGCGGTTGGCAACGCTTCGGCTTCTGATACTGGAATGACGACCGAAAAGATAGAACTTGTTCTGGAATACTTCGCTAATAACGAAGTCAGTCCGAATCTGCCTATCTGGGCTGCAATTTCGCCACGTCAGGCGACAAACCTCTTCGGTCAGGAAGAGTATGTCAACATCGACTACAACAACTCTAAACCACTTACAGACGGTCGAGTTCTTAAGAACTGGATGGGCGTGAATTGGATTGTTGACCCGCTTGTTGTTAAGGGTACGAACAATGACGTTGACGGGAACACAGATGTATTTGAATGTTGGTTCTGGGCGCAGGACGCGATGATTCTTGGAATAGCCGATTCATTGACTATCAAGATTACTGAAGAGTCCACACGTTCTTACAGCCAACGAGTATATGTTCACATGAACATGGGTGCTATGAGATTCGACGAATGCAAAGTCATTAAAGTCGAATGTCAATAATTTTATCCTCGCGGGTGTTTCCCGCATATTTGAAAGGGTTTTAACATGAGTTACGATAATTTGAATTATGAGTTTAATCAATCTGCACCGCGTCTTCGGGCTGAAAACTTGTACGCTGACCGAGACATCTGGCATCCTACAGCGACTAAGAAGTTTCCGTTAAGTGCTTTAGCTTGGGCTCGTGACGGTCGCTTGTGGCGGTATTGTGAAAACGCCGGCGCCACTCTCGCTTTAGCTACACTAAACCAGTCTTCGGTAGAAACGGCGAACTGGACGTACACTGCCCAGACCAATACTCCCGGCGTTCCTATTGCTGGCGACAAGATAGTAACGGTAGTTACAGATACTGCGCTTGCTGTTCACGACCTCATCGACGGTATTATGTATGTTCCAGACGGTACGGGCGAAGGTAATATGTATAACATCAAGGACAATAAAGTTAGCATAGCGAATACTGTTGGCCCATCGGGATATGACACAATACTTGAGATTGCTGACAAAGGTGGTATTCGTACTGCTTGGGAGGCTGCATCTGATATTACGGTGTTTGTGAATAAGTACAAAGATGTGCTTATATTCCCGACCAATCCTACTGGTCCTTGTGTTGGTGTTAATAATGTCGCAGTACCGGCCAATTACTTCTTCTGGGCGCAGGTAAAAGGCATGTGCCCAGTTCTGAACGGTAACGAAACCATCGTTATTGGTGACATTGTATGTGCCGGTGCTAATACGGAAGGTACTGTAGGTCTGTGGGACGTAACTGTGGCCGAGGGTAATGTGGTTGTTGGTATAGTTGCGAAAGCACCCGTCGCTACTGGTGATTACGCGTTAATTGATTTGAGCATAGAATAAGAAAGGAGTACAAAAAATGAAACGATTCATTACAATTTGTTTAGTTTTGCTGCTTTGTGCTTCTGTCTATGCAACTCCGGTTGGTAGGTCAAATCTCGCTACAGCGGTAGCCAATGTGCAGACAGATACTACTGCACTTATCCAGCTTGCTGCCGACCAACTGGGCCAGATAAACAACCCTGGCAATGTGTTCTATGTTGACAGTAACGCTGGTGGTTCTGGAACTGGTGTAGATTGGACTAACGCAGTAACAACTGTTAAGGCGGGTGCACTTAAGTGTGCGTCAGACAATGGCGACGTTCTCCTGGCTGCTCCTGCTCACGCCGAGACCTTAACTGCTGCTGATGGAGTGGACATTACAAGAACTGGTCTTAGAATTTTCGGCCTTGGTGTTTTCGAAGACCGCCCAACCCTGACTTACACCGCGAATGGCGAGTTTGTATTCGGTGCTGATGACATAGAGCTTCACGGCTTCAACTTCATAGCTGGCGATGCAACTGTCCACGCTATTGACGTTGAGGCAGGAGTGGAAAACTACGTTATCAACGACTGCCGATTCTGGACTACTTCTGTAAACACCGACGAGTTTATCGACTGCATTGATATAGCGGCAGGTTGCGACAATGGCAAAATCACAAACTGTGAATTTGAACTTGGTGCTGCTGCTGCGGTATCTGCCATCAGCCATGTTGGTTCAGACTTTACGGAAATCTCAGGTAATCTATTTACTGGAGACTTCTCAACTGCTGCTATTGAAGATTCTGCAACTGCCTCGATATGGATGATTATTAAGGACAACACTATCGTAAATGGTGATACGGCTGGTGGACTTAACGCTGTAGCGGCTATTTCACTGAAAGCCGACACCTCGGCACTGATTATGAACAACCAGATTTTTACTAATACGACCGAGGTTCTTTCCATTGTTTCGACGGTAGGTTTTTTGTCCGGCAACAGTCACAACATAACCGCAGGTAGTGTATTAGAGGTTGGCAAAACGTATGTCAGGACCTTTATTATGCCTGGCGCTACCGATGACAACTTGTATCTTGTCGCAGGTGGTAATATTCTAATCACCAGCTTAACTGGTTATGTGACTACTGATATTGGTGCCACCTGTACTATCTCAATCATAATGGACCACGCTGACCAGGATTTTGAGTTCACAAGCGCACAAGACATAGACCTTGCTGTAGATGGTGGGTCGATAGTCTTTACTGCTGCTGACCCGCCTGCTCCGGTAGTAAGAGCTATCGGTGCTGATAGTGGTGCACAAAGTGCTATGGTTCCCTGGCATTGTCCTCCAGGCATGATTGAACTGTTGGACTCCGATGGTGGAACAACTGGTGTTATAGAGTGGAGTTTAGTTTTTATTCCACTTGACGAAGGCGTAACAGTAACACCACAGTAAGTTTTAATAAAGGGGCCAAGAACATAACGTCAAAAAAAAGTACAGCAGGCGTTAGCCTGAAACTAAAGAAACGGACGCGAGTTCCTGGCCCCTTATTTTTGAAAGGTACAAAATGAAAAAGTTTATTCTTATTATGGTGGCGTTAATAGTCTTGGCATTGTGTTTGCACACGGAAGCTGTGCCGAGGGGGTTTGATAATGGTGTTCAGTTCTTGTCAATGACCTCGACCTTGGCAGGCACCACAGACCAGTTATTCACAATCACAGGCGGTCGGATAGAGATTGTATCGTTCTTCGGTGAATGTACTGTTGATGCGGGCGATCCTTGTGATACCTTGATACAACTTGATGCAACCGCAGGGTCGGATTATGATAGAGAGTTTTCTACAACAGTCGATATAAGTGCATTGGGCGCCGGAGATGTGATTCGTTTCTCTAATGCTATGGATGAAGGAGTTCTTGATATAACAGCTAATGTAGGCGCAGGCCAAACATTAAGTTGGTTTGTTTCTCCTGGAGAAATCGAACTAAACACCGGCTCTGGAACTACGGGTGCTATTGTGTGGTATATGTCTTACAGGCGATTGGAGCGGTCTTCAAGGGTATCAGTATCCGAAAACTAAGGGGTGCGTTATGAGTATGACTTCGAATACGGCCAACATTGCTGTTTGTAACCAGTCTTTAGGTATGTTGGGTGCAGAAGAAATTACTGTAACCGGTACAACCGACCAGAACCATATATATTGCACCACGTTCTTCGATGATGCGCGTGATGAGATATTAGCTGCGGCAAGATGGAGTTTCGCCATGACACGTGCCTACGCCCTCCAAACTACCACGCCTATATTCGGGCCGGACAACGCTTTCACCAAGCCTACCGATTGCATAAAGGTGTGGGGAATAGCTGAAGCCCCTGAAGCCTTGTGGGATCCTGAAGGTAATTTGATTATTACTGACGAAGGCTCTGCGGCTCTGTCGTGGGAGTTAGACAAGGAGTTCCTTGTCGGTCAGTATATTACATCTGATACGTCCGGTAGCGACTTGACCTATCTGGTTGATACAACATTTACCGGTGCAGTAGAGGCCACCGACCTTGCATCTAACGCCACTTCTCAAAGCGCAGATTTAGCCGTACTTGCGGTAGAATATGTTTATCAAAGAACTGACGTTGACGCATGGCCTGTGTCGCCGAGACAATGCCTTATTATTAACCTTGCCCGAATGTTAGCTCCGGCGGTCAAGCAGAATGAAGAAGCAAGCCTGAATCTCCAAGCGATGTTATATGGTAGTCCGAAAGTCACCGGTTACCTTCAGATTGCCAGAACAATAGACGCGCAGGAAAGCGGGCCAATGTCAGTAACAACAAGAACGCTTCTAACTTCAAGGCGGTCAAGGAGGGGTTATTATTCGTAAAATATTTTTAGTTCTCTTTTTTTGCTCGGTAGCCGTCGCCGATAATCCCTACCGTTCCTATCATAATTTTAATGGTGGGGAATTAACTCCTTTTCTGGATGGCCGTGAGAACTTAGCAAAGTTCCAGTCTGGTTTGTCAGTAATGGAAAACGCCATACCTATCCCGCAAGGCGGGGCGGAGAAGCGTCCGGGGACAAGATACATAGCCGAAGTAAAAACTTCCTCATTGAAGACCAGGCTCTTACCCTTTGAGTTCTCCACATCTCAATCATATATTATCGAACTTGGAAACCAGTACGCAAGGTTCTATACGGATAGTGCGGTTATTTTCAAACCTTATGGGACGGAAGATTTGAGTGCTTTATCGGCTAACTTGGTGGCCCATTGGAAATGTAATGATAACGCCGCAAGCACGGCTGTTGATGATGATGTTGGCTCTGTCCCCCATGATGGTGTGGCTGAGGACAATACAGATACATATAGCACCACCGACGAGTCGGGTACGGCAAATAAAGCATTTAACTTGAATGGTACGGACGAATTTGTAACCGTCTCAGACCACGCGGCGCTCAGTTTCGGAGACGGCACCGATGACAGCCCCTTTAGTCTACATGCGTGGGTTAATTACACATCGGACGGCACTTCCCAGGGAATTATAAGTAAGTATGTGCCCGTTGGTGGTTTGCGTGAATGGGCGTTGCTTTTTACGGCGACAGACAAAATAAGATTTCAGGTATTCGATGATACCACA